ACTTTAAAAATAAAAGGCATGTAGCTAGGTTTTTATTTGATCAAAGATATATCTCTCAATTTGCAGAAGAATGGGGAAGATGGAATGATCCAATGATACCTAATACTTATTTTAACTATGCAGATATAGCTTTTGAAACTGTACTCAATGGTTTGACTGAAAGAATGGAAAAAGAATCAGGTTATAAATTAAATCCGTCATATACTTATGCATGTATCTATAAAAAAGGAGATGTATTATATAGACACTTTGATAGAGATGCCTGTAAAATTTCTGCTACTATGCACATAGGAGACGATGGTACTAAATGGCCTATTTATTTAGATCCAACTGGTAAGGCAGGTAAAGACAGTGTTCCAGTAAACATGGAACCTGGTGATATGCTTATATATCATGGTAATAAACACTGGAGAGAAGCTTTCGCAGGTGAAGATTACTGTCAAGTATTTTTACATTGGAACAAAGATTCCAAAAAGAAAGTTGTAACTGGTAAAGATAATACCGCTAAAGGTGGTAAGCATACTAAATTTGACGGACGTCCTTTCTTAGGACTTCCAGCATATTACAAAGGCTTTATATTACCTAAAAATTAGTATACACACTAAGACTGGTGGGGGAAAATACTACCACATTTTCCCCTTCCTTTAATATTTGAATTCCCCTACAATCTGGTATAATCTAGAATCAGAAGTTTTAAGATATAGTCTTTCCACCCTCTTTTGTGAATGATATAATAAGCCAATATAGTATACTCATTATGGCATTACAAAAAGTAACATTAAAGCCTGGTTTTAATAAACAAGCCACTTCTTCACAAGCAGAAGGAGAATGGGTTGATGGAGATAATGTACGTTTTCGTTATCAATCCCCTGAAAAGATTGGGGGTTGGAGTCAAAAAACCGAAAACACTATGGTAGGAGCTGGCCGAGCACTAATGACATGGTCAGCTCTGGATGCTACTAAATATGCAGCTATCGGAACAAATAAAATACTAGCCCTTTATACGGGAGATGCTTTTTATGATATTACTCCTTTGGCTACTACGGTAAATACTTGTACCATTACTTCAACTACAGGATCGAGCACTGTAACTATTGATAAAACTTCTCATGGATTATACGAAGGAGATTTACTCATTTTTGACAATGTTACTATTCCTGCGGGGTGTAGTTTTACTACTGGTGATTTCACAACTAACACTTTTGAAGTCCAAGCGGCAAGTACTAATAGTTTTAATGTAGTGATGACATCCACCGAAACAGGGGGAGGAGCCTCCACTGGAACTGGAACCGACGTAGAGCCTTATGAAGTCGTTGGCCCACTCACTCAAACTTTTCAATATGGATGGGGTACTGGTCAATATAATGCTTCTACTTGGGGTACAGCTAGAACTTCCTCAGAAATTATTTTGGATCCAGGCTCTTGGTCTTTAGATAATTTTGGACAAAAACTTATTGCTACCATTCATAATGGTAAAACTTTTATTTGGGATCCAGGCCTTTCTACTCCTTTAACCAGACGAGCAATAGTAGCCTCAGGAAACCCTACTAAATCAGTTATGTCGATTGTCTCTGATCGAGACAGACATTTAATTCAATTAGGTACTGAAACTACTGTTGGAAATGCTACAACCCAAGACAGAATGTTTGTTCGCTTTTCAGATCAAGAAGATGAAACAGATTATACTCCTACTTCTACTAATACAGCTGGAACCATGTATCTTGATCAAGGCAATAAAATTATAGGAGCCATACAGGGTAAAGACTATATCTTAATTTTAACAGATACTGCCGCATACATAATGCAATATGTAGGACCGCCTTTTACTTTCAGTATAAGACAGGTTGGTTCAGATTGTGGAGCAATGGGTCAGCACAGTATTGTATATGCTAATGGTGTAGTATTCTGGATGGGAAATGGTGGAGGATTTTTCATGTTTGATGGATCCGTTAAACCTGTTCCTTGTTTAGTAGAAGATTTCGTATTCACAACCCAAGGAACTGATTTAGGTATTAATTATGACACAGGAAGCGAATTAGTTTTTGCTGGGCATAATGCTTTATTTAATGAAGTCTCTTGGTTTTACCCTCAAAATTCATCTAGTCAGGTAGATCGAGTAGTTACCTATAATTACATGGAACAAGTTTGGACAACAGGAACTTTAGATAGAACTACTTGGAGTAATCCAGATATTTATGCTTTACCTTTTGCTACTCAATATGACTCGGGATCCGCACCAAATTTTCCTACAGTTAATGGAATAAGCAACGGGCGTAGTGTTTTATATGAACAAGAAACAGGAACCAATCAAATCCGTAATTACACTACAGGAACAGTAACCACAGCCATCTCTTCTTCGATTCAATCAGGAGATTTTGATATAGATGTACAAGGAGATGGGGAATATTTTATGAGTGTGAGAAGATTTATTCCTGACTTTAAAAATCTTAATGGAACAGCCAATGTAACTATTTATTTGAGTCGATTTCCAAATGATACAGCAACGGGCTCTCCTCTAGGACCTTTTACTGTATCCACTTCTACCCAACAGATTTGGACACGAGCACGAAGTCGGCTAGCTAGTTTTAAAATAGATGCGGATGAACTAAATGGAACATGGCGTTATGGTTTATTTAGATTTGATTCCAGACCAGACGGGAGACGTTAATGGCTAAAATTACTGTAGTTATTCCAGAGCCTTCAGAAGAGTATGATGTTTCTGCTTCACGACAACTTCAGGAGGCACTAACAACTTTTAAAAATCAATTGAACACTTCCTATCAGAAGGATTTAAAAAACGAGCAGGAAGCTTTAAACTTTTTTCTACTATGAGTATACAATATAAAAATGCTGGTTTTTATCTAACCACTACTAATTTAACTACATGCTTAACAATGGATGCTGGCTCTCGAGCTCTTATTCAAAATATTCAATGTGCTAATACTTCTACTGGAGCTGTTATTATGCAATCTAAATTTTTAGATAGCTCGGCTTCAACCACTTATCAAATTAGTATTGAATCATTAAACCCGGGAGCGACCACTAACCTAGCATCGGGAGTTTTAGTTCTCGAAGAGAGCGATGCTTTAAAAATACAATGTGCAGCAACGGCTAATGTAGCTACTGGTGTGATTTCTTATGCATTAATTAATCGTACTGACGAAAATGGGTAATACGCCTAAATGGGGGGCGAATACTTACCATAAAGAAACGCCTAAAAAAAGGCCTGGACGCCACGCCAAAAGTTATAGTAAAAGAATCCCCAGGAGAAAAAAAACGAGAGGACAAGGATGACAAAGTATAAAATAGTAAACGGAGAGAAGGTACCTGTATTACCCGCTAAAGCTAAAGAAATAGTGAAGCATAAAAGAACAGGTAAAATCTACGAATCTAAAGAAGAGTTTGATAAAGACGTAGCAGATCCTAAAACAGATACTAAAGCAGAAGATTTTAGACAAGATTTAGAAATAACTGTTGCATCTTTAACAGTATTTGGTAAAAATGATAAATAATGTTGCCTTTTGGTGGAACGGAAATTCAATATGCTTACTTAAAAAAATATGCTACTAAGCATCTTTTAGATTTAGTTCAGATTACTACTTCCATCCCTGAAAAAGAACCCCTCCACCCCCTTCGACCCAATGTTCTTTGGATTAAAAATTCATACGACCAACCTAACTTAGCCCCGTGGTTTAAAAATAAAAAAAACCATAGCAAATATGATTGGTATGTTTTTAATTCTCATTGGACATATGAAAAATACAGATATTTTTTTGACGTACCCGATACTCGTAGTCTTGTAATAAAAAACGGTATTGATTATGAGGAACTTAAACTCAAAACAGATTTTACTTACAAGGCTCCTTTAAAGTTGGTTTATTTTTCAACTCCCTGGAGAGGACTAGACGTTCTTCTCAAGGCAATGGAACTTTTAAAAAACGAAAAAGAAATTGAGCTTGATGTTTATGCAAGCACTATTATTTACGGGGATGCTTTTCATATGGCTAATGAATCTAAATTTCTTAAACTTTATGAACGGGCTGCAAATTTAAAAAATGTAAACTATAAAGGTTACTGTCGCCATAGTGTACTCGTAGACAAATTAAAAGACTATGATATTAGTGTTCATCCTTCTACCTTTGAAGAAACATTTTGTATTTCGGCAATGGAGGCTTTAGCAGCTGGCTGTATGTTAATAACCACGGATCTCGGGGCTATTCCTGAAACCTGTGCAGAATTTCCTATTTATATACCCTATTCAGCCGACAAGGAGCACCTAGCGATACAAACAGCTGAATCTATTAAGCAAACTCAACTTATTTTAAGCACTAAAGATACTAGCCAAAGCTTGAAGTTCCAACAACAATACTATAAATATTACTATGATTGGAAAATTATTGGACCCTTTTGGGATCGATTTTTAAGAGGAGCTTTACATGTCAGAAGAAAAGAAAAAAATATCTAAAACAAGTGTCTTACCAAGAGACCCCCTAGAGGAACAAAGAGATAAAAAATTAGCAGCTCTCAAACGATCTAAAGGATTAATGGTATGTACTCCCGTCCATTCGGAAGTATGTTTGCATTATATGAAATCCTGTTTAGATTTACAAAAAGAATGCCTTTTAAATAACACCAGTATTATTTTTCAACTTATGAAGAGTAGTCTAGTCACCCAAGGACGAAATTTATGTGCAGCCGCGTTCTTAGATTCAGGATGTGAGCAGATGTGCTTCATTGATGCTGATATTTCTTTTTCTGTACGTTCTATTTATCGTCTTTACGAATGTCCCTATGAAGTAGCCCTAGTTCCTTACCCTATGAAAACGGTAGACGCTAATAAATTTAGAACGGATGATCTTAAACGACCAAGTGATCATCCTGATACTAAAGGATTTACTTTTCCTGTTGAGCTTCCTGATCTTAATAATGTTTCTATGACGAAGGGATTTGTAGAGGTAAAAAAAGGACCAGCGGGCTGTATGATGATTAAGCGCAGTGCTTTTGACAAATTGATGAAGGCCTATCCTGATTTAACAATTACTCAACAAACCATGGTTAATGGAAAAATGGTGAAGCGTTCTAACTATTTTAATTTTTTCGATACTTATTATGATCAGAAAACTAAGGTTTATTTAGGAGAAGACTTTAATTTTTGTAAATTATGGACGGATATAGGGGGTAAAATATACGCTTTAGCTGATGAAGAAATATCCCATATAGGTGAAAAAATGTATTCTGGTAAATTGTTGCAAGAACTCGTTAAAGCTTCTCCCGACAACATCCCTTTGGGATCGAATGTAAACTTGAAAAAATGACCTTCAAATTTTAGACAATTTGAACTTTTCCTCCCATTATCTCCCATAGCCCTTAATCCTTACGGTATTGATAAGACACGCATATACAGTTAAAATGATAATTACTTAAGTATTTATTATGGATCCA